ATTATTTTGCTTAATTGGTAATATTATTACCAAATCAGTAATTAGTTATGATAACTTCTTTGAACTCCACACAATTATCGGGGGTTGCAGGGAGTAGATTTTGCCTGCTCACACACTTAATGTTGTAGTCTTTATACAGATTTCTGATAAAATCACAATCATTGTAAGACAAGATAAAACGCCCTTTAATCCCCTTTAAAACGGCATTTAAACGGATATGGTCATCTTTATTGAACTTAGTATAGTTACGGTTATAGTAGCGTTCTGATGCCACATATGGCGGATCTACATAAAACAGAGCAGAATCACGGTCGTATGTTTTTATAAGGTCTTCAAAGTCCCTGTTTTCGATGATTACACTTTTTAATCGCTCCTTGTACTTTGGTAATTCAGAAACGATATTATAAATTGTTTTAGGGGCGGTCGCAAAAGAATTTCTATTGCTACCAAAGCTACATTTAATCAAGTAAAGATATCGTGCTGCCCTTTGCAGGTCAGTAAGCTCAACCTGATTCTCAATCTCATAGCGATATTGCGAAAACAACTCACGAGATTGTAACCAGTCAACCTCTTTTTGAAGTGCTGAACAGTTGTATTTTATTTGCTTATAAAGGTTAATCAGGTCGCCGTCAACGTCATTAAATACCTCCATTTGACCTTTGATTTTATCCTTACCGAATAAGACCCAGCCTGCACCGCCGCACACCTCTATGTAGCGGTTACTGTCGCTGGGGATGAGTGAAATAATCTGATTTTTAAGGTGGCTTTTGCCACCAATCCAGCCGATAAAGCTACGCATTTTTACCTCCATAATAACTTTTTAGGGGCGTTATTATGGATATGTAAGATTAACCTAACGCTTTCTTTGCATTTGCAATTTTTTTGTCTTTAGACCAATTGCAATCATTTATGAGATGATAAATTGCATTGATTGTCTTTTCTCCGACAATGCCGTCAACTGTAATTTTAGCTGCTTTCTGTGCTTCTTTGACGGCTTTAAGCGTGCCATTGCCAAAACCAGCCGAATTGTCAACTTTAGTCTTGATAATTTTCATGTTGTATAATGTAATCAGCTGCTTTTTAAAAGCAAGCGTTGCAAGATTTTTTGATCCCATTTTAATCATTTCTTCTTCCCCCTGATTTGAGTTATTTGCAGAAACATAATCCGGTCTGCATACATAGCTGATACAGCTTGACCATCTTTTTTGACGGAGCACAGCACCGTTGCCACCGCCTGTGTTACCTTCAATAGTTGTGTAAGAGCCATCCGAATTAACACTCTCAATAATGCCTACATGGTCAACGGCATACGCACCGGGGACAATTGTGCTTGCCTCATTGCTCCAGTGAAAAAGAACAATATCGCCAGCTTTATAGCCGCTCCGTACGATTTTACCTTTGTTATAAAAAGTCTGTGCAAGAACACCACAACCGGCAGTTTTAACGCCGAGCATATCATCTGCATTTGCCTGCTTAAACAACCACCAAATAAAGGCAGCACACCAGTCATAGCAACTGCCCGATACTTCCGCTCCGTAAAACGCTGTATTATATTTACAGCGTTTTACATTTGTTGCCTTTGTGCCAACTTCGGCACGGGCAATTTTAAGAATTTTATCTACTGTTGTTTTACTCATTTTATCCTCCTGTTGTCAATAATATAACACCTGAAAGAAAAATACCTATACATATAATCCATATCATAGGCACTTAACAATCATTACGATTGGCATCAACCATGCCTTCGCCGATGATATACGCTATCATCGTACCTGCGGACATTATAATTGATGTAACCTGTGCAGTTTCGGTTTCTGTTACTCCAAATCCCATAAGGAGTGCTGTAACAAAACCGATTACCGCTGCCCAAAATTTCCTGCTTGTAAGTTTCTGCTTCCAGTTGATTTTCTTCATTATGTTTCCTCGCTTTCTTCTATCATCGGATCATCTACAGTAGGGATTTCGCCCCACACCGCCATAACGGCGTTGTAGTATTCGTCAGACAAAGACTCTTTTATGAGTGTTCTGCCTGACGGACTGTTTGCGTATGTATTACGAATATTTGTACCATAAAACCGCTGTCCCATAAATTCTACATACGGCTTTTTTAGTACAGATACACTGTCCTGAGAGAGATTCTCAAGTGCAATTTCAAAAAGCTGATTCATATTGCCTCCTTATACCTTGTAAATTAAAGAAAAGTTCACCTGCTCATCAGCAACGAAATTATAAGACTGCTTGTTGAGTGGCATAAACTGTAACCAAGCTGATTTGGTTACACCGGCTCTAAACATACCACCGTTTTTGCTTACTCCGATATCATATGCAATCACATCCGATTTGTTTGAGAAAGGCATATTGAGCAAAGATATTGAAGATGTTCCGCCTAAAGATGTTTCGTTCATAATGACGGTGACATTTACAATAACGATATCGCCAATTTTTTCATAAAGGCAAGTTGCCGATTTTATTTTATCAATCAGAGTAGAGTACGGAGTAAGAGTAGCTGTACCATATTCAAGGTTTGAACTATCCGCTTTTGCATTAAGCAGATTATTAACCTCATCAGATGAGTAACTATTTGAGATATCCCAATAGTACTCCTCAAGGTATTTGATTGAAGGATAGTTGTTGGTATCATTAGTAACACCCAAACGACTGTTTACCTTGTTTGCAAGAACCTCTTTTTGAGCAAGAGCATTGTCGGTTGTGGTTGCATCTGCTTTGTTACGCAGGTTTTGCTCTGCACTCTGCAATCTACTGTCAATTCTGCTTATAATCGGTGTCAATGCCTTGTTTTGGAGTGGATTAACGCTTGTCGCCGATAACTCTGTGTCGGTTAATATTGCTCCGCTCTCGGTCAAAGCGAGAACACGGGACAGAATATCCAACAACTCGGGATAGTAGTCGGAGGTAGTGATGTCACCGTCATAATCGCTGTGGGTGTTAATTACAAACGGCTGTGTAGAGTAGGTACGAGTTCCGTCTGTAAGCACAATTTTAGCAACCGTTCTACCGGCGGATGAAAGCATAGCTTTATCTGTAGTTACAGTAACAATATTTTTTGCTACTGTAGCATTTACAGCAAAATAGTTACTACCGCTTTTACCTTTGCACACAGCTGTCGCACCTGTTGCATCATAAGCTTCGCCATCAGCGGTAAGGCTAATTTTAATCTGTCTGCCAATGTCATATTGCCCTGCTGAGATTACTATGGGAATCGCCTGACAATTTAAATCAAGCGTAATTTTAGCAACATATTCATTCATCGGCGTGCTCCTTTTCCGTTGCTGTAACCTCGCCTGTGAGTTCCGCAATCACTTGTGATTTGATATCCACAAGCACTGATGACATTATGCCGTCTATAAGACTTGCCGGAAAGCCGTATTTACTTACAATTGCATTAACAGCGGCAATAAGTTCAGACCGTGCTGATTGTAATGCTAATGGACTAAGTTTCGTCTGCATTTTTATCCTCCTTTGAGTGAATTTCTTCAGACCGTTCTGCCGGTCTTGATTTATCCGTTTCGGCAATTTCCTTCGTATTGATTATGTAATCCATTTTAATTACCTCCTAAGCAGTTAACGATTGAAGAATGCCATTTTTGAAGGTCATTTTAAACTCTTTCCAAGTTGCTGCTGTACCATTGCTGTTAAATGATGTTACATAATAACCCGAAAAAGTGTCTGTAATAGAGCCGCCTTTAAAGCCCCAATCATTCAAAATAGCGTTGTGTAAATAATGATTCCGCAAGTTAAGGTCACAACCTGTGTGTAACTGATTGGCTTCAAGCGAACCGATTTTTTGAGCGGCATATGTAAAAATAAGAGTGTATGAAGAATCAGTTGATTTCATACGATAACACCAATCCATAAATGCCGAACCGTTTTCAAGGTTAAACGAAAGGTCACGCTTTGAAGTATCAGAAGCATAACAACCGGTACCTATGTAACCTACCTTAGTGCCTTTGTAGTAAAAATTTTGACCTACCGAATTTAACGACATTAGCTTTTTGCCGTTATTATCAAAAATATCATGTCCTGTTGATGACA